GGACGATATTACTATCGAACTCAAAGAGCATGTGTTGTATATCAAAGGTGATAGAGAAAAGAGAAGAAAAGATAATGCTTATGTTCACAAAGGCATATCAGGTCGAAAGTTCTCAAAATCGTTTAGACTATCGGAGTACGCAGAAGTCAGCGGTGCAGATCTAACGGATGGAATCTTAACTGTCAGTATAGAAGTAGTTCTACCCGAGGAGAAGCGACCTCAGTCAATTAAAATTAATACTGGAGGTAAAACCAATGGCAAAAGTGCTGAATTTCTTCGAGAAAGTGTTTAAGTCTTTTAAATGCGCTTATCAAAATCCAAGAGACAAGTATCTTTCACAATCTACCGATCTTGCGGATCTTGAAACACGTATGAAAGAAATGAGACATGCTAGCCCGCAGTACAAGTATAGGTATTGGATATGATGTGTAAATTCATAGCTAATCTATTTACTTGGGGTTGGGAAGACAACGGAGACATATAAATAATATGGGCGGGGAAACTCGCCCCTATTAACATGAACAAAGGATAAGCTTATGGCATTTAATCTTTCAAATAGATCAAAGAAAAAATTAGAAGGTGTACACCCTGATATGGTTGCGGTTGTTGAACGTGCAATTGAAATAACCAAAGTAGATTTTGGCGTTACCTATGGTGTACGTACTGTTGAAGAACAGGAGAAACTCGTGGCCTCTGGAAGGTCACAGACAATGAAATCTAAACATTTAATTCAAGACAGCGGATACTCACACGCAGTTGATGTTGTTGCATACGACGGATCAAACGTTGTATGGGAACTAAACGTATACGATGATATATGTGATGCATTTAAACAAGCGGCCGAAGAAAAAGGCGTTGCGATTAAATGGGGAGCAGCATGGTCAGAAGGCGATATTCGTTCTTATAAAGGAACAGCTGAAGAAGCCATGAATGCTTATATAGATTTAAGAAGATCTCAAGGTCGCAGACCTTTTATCGATGGGCCTCATTTTGAATTAATGTAAAATAACGGTTTACATTTTCATCTCCGTATGGTATAATATATTATGAATCAGGAGGTTTTATGTCGTTTTATACTAACGTAACTCGTTATGGTAATTATATACTTTATCGTGGCTATGATAGCTATGGTAAACGTGTTTATAGAAAAGAACATTTCAGTCCAACATTTTATACTAAATGCCAGAAAGAAACTGGCTGGAAATCTCTTGATGGTTTTAATATTACACCTATCAAGTTTGAAAACATGCGTGAGGCAAAGTTCTGGTTAGAACAAAACGCTGAAGTTTCAGGCCGATATATTTACGGCAATCATAACTACCTGCAACAATTCATAACAGAAAAGTTTCCTAGAGAAATAGAATTCAAAAGGGATCTTGTTGATGTTGCTAATATAGATATTGAAACAGAATATAACGATGGCTTTCCTAGCCCTGACCGAGCCGATCAAAAAATATTATCAATCACTTACAAATCAAGTAAAAGCGATACGTATATTGTATGGGGTTATGGTTCTTTCGATACTGAAAAGGCTCTTATAAAACCTGTGCAATACATAAGATGTCGTGATGAAAAAAGTCTTTTGATGAAGTTCCTAGATTTTTGGTCTCACCCTGATAATTGTCCGGATATTATTACAGGTTGGAATGTACGATTCTTTGATGTGCCATATCTTGTCAATCGTGTAACTAATATGTTGGGAGTTGACTTTTCTAAAAAGTTTTCTCCTTGGGGAATGATAGACTACAGGCAAATAACTCGGCGTGGTAAACAAGAAGATTCATACGATATAAAAGGCATACAAATTCTGGATTATCTCGAACTGTTTCAAAAGTTTGGATATTCTTATGGGCCACAAGAATCTTATAAACTTAACCATATTGCGTATGTTGTGTTAGGAGAAAAGAAACTTTCATACGAGGAATCAGGTTCTCTAAAAAATCTGTATAAAGATGATCATCAAAGATATATCGATTATAATATGAAAGATGTGGAATTGATTGGTCGTCTTGAAGATAAGATGGGTCTTATTACTTTGGCGTTAACCATGGCATACAAGGGTGGTGTTAACTATACTGATACATTTGGCACCACAGCTATATGGGAATCGATAATATATCGAAAACTGGTGTCTCAAAAAGTATTGCCGATACTTAAAAGACCTGATGAAGCCAAGCAAAGATTTGCTGGTGGTTATGTTAAGGAACCACAAGTTGGTGCTCATGATTGGGTAGTATCTTTTGATTTAAATTCTTTGTATCCTAACATCATCGTGCAATATAACATGTCTCCAGAAACATTGATCGATCAATCTCAACCCAATGGTGTTGAATATTATTTAAGTGGTAAAAGAGCCGACACCACTGAATATGCCGTTGCCGCAAATGGTTCCACATATCGAAAAGATATTGATGGTGTAATACCAAACATCATCATTGATTTTTATGATGAAAGAGTTGCGGTAAAAAACATGATGTTAGCCGCTCAAAAAAGCTATGAACAAAATAAAACCATAGAACTTGAAAAAGAAATCAATCGTCATGAAAATCAGCAAATGGCTATCAAGATCTTGTTAAACAGTTTATATGGTGCTTTGGGTAATAAGTATTTTAAATATTTTGACGTAAGACTGGCCGAGGGCGTAACACTTACCGGTCAGTTAACTATTCAATGGGCTGAAAAAGCCATGAATGTCATAATGAATGATATACTTAAAACAAATAAAGATTATGTTATAGCTATCGATACAGATTCTTTATATGTTAACTTTGGTCCACTGGTAAAACAACTTAATCCAAAAGATCCTGTAAAGTTTTTGGATAAGATATGTGAAGAACATTTTGTACCTAAACTTAAAGTATCATATGATGAACTGTTCAAGACCATGAGTGCTCATAAAAATAGAATGGTTATGGCTCGTGAAGTCATAGCTGATCGTGGTATCTGGACGGCCAAGAAAAGATATATCTTAAATGTGCATAACTCCGAAGGTGTACAATACGCTCAACCAAAACTTAAGATCATGGGTATTGAAGCAATTAAATCTTCAACTCCAGAAGTAGTGCGCGATAAGTTCAAAGAAATATTTAAGGTTATCATAACAAAAACTGAAAGAGATACACAAGACTTTATAAGAGAGTTCAAAAAAATATTTAGGTCATTACCAGCGGAAGATGTATCTTTTCCTAGGTCGGTATCGAATGTATCATCTTGGACCGATAGAAAGACAACATATATCAAAGGTACACCAATACATGTTCGTGGTAGTATCTTATATAATAATCAACTTAAAAATTCAAAACTTACTAAAAAGTACGAGTTAGTTACAAACGGCGATCGTATAAAGTTCTGTTACTTACGGGTACCAAATCATATTAGAGAAAATGTTATTGCATTTCCAGATGTTTTACCAAAAGAATTTAAGCTGCATGACTACGTAGATTACGATACTCAATTTGACAAGACTTTTGTTGAACCTCTAAAACTTATATTGGACGCCATTGGCTGGAGTCCTGAAGAAAAAGCCACCTTAGATGAATTCTTTGGTTAATCGTTTACAAATGGTTAAATATGTGGTATAATATAAATGAAAGGATAAATTATGAGTACTAATTGGGTCGATGATATGTACCACATGCACAAAAAGTTTGGTGTGCATGAATGGGTTAAAAAGAATAAAGATAATAAAGAACTTATGAAAAAGTTTTTAGAGTTTCGTATAAGATTCTTACAGGAAGAACTTGATGAAACTCGAAAAGCCGTTGAAGAATCAGATGCAGAAGAGATAGTCGATGGTCTTATTGATCTTTGTGTTGTTGCTATCGGTACTTTGGATGCTTTTGACGTTAACGCTCGAATGGCTTGGAATGAGATATATGAAGCTAATATGTCCAAAGAACCAGGTGTCAAGGAATCAAGACCTAATCCTCTTGGATTGCCTGACTTAATTAAGAAACCAGACTGGAAAGGTCCAGATCATACAGGAAACCATGGCTTGTTCGCTGACAATATTTAACAGTATCTTTGATAATAAAACTGATAAAAGACTAGAGTTTGAATCTTTTGATAAGTTTGAAGAAGCATTGTATAAACTTGCTGAAAAACCTTTAAAAGAAAAGAAAGACGCTGTTCTCATATCACCAGCATCTTATGTTGAAGGTACTACACGGGCCAATGCAAACGTTACATGTTGGGACGGTTGGTGTTGTATTGATGTTGATGATCATAAATTTGAAGGAGATCTAAAGAATGAACTTATTAATCTATATGGCGACTTCCATTTTGTTTGCTATAGTACTGCTAGCAGCAAACATGGTTTACCAAAGTTTCGTCTTGTCTTTCCAACTACAGAAAGAATTGGAGGAGACGACATCCGAGCTTT